GATGGTACAGTTACTGCATCCCCAACTGGAACATACACAGTTGATGGTACAGTTACTGCAACTCCAACTGGCACTTATACTGTTGATGGTACAGTTACAACTATCCCAAGCGGCACACAAACTGTTGACGGCACAGTTACTGCTTCACCAACTGGAACATACACAGTTGATGGTACTGTTACTGCAACTCCAACTGGCACTTATACTGTTGATGGTACAGTTACAACTATCCCAAGCGGCACACAAACTGTTGACGGCACAGTTACCATTGGTAACTTCCCTGCCACACAAACTGTTGACGGCACAGTTACCGTTGGTAACTTCCCTGCCACACAAACTGTTGATGGTACTGTTGTTGCATCCCCAACTGGAACATACACAGTTGATGGTACTGTTACAACTAGCCCAAGCGGCACACAAACTGTTGACGGCACAGTTACTGCTTCGCCAACTGGAACATACACAGTTGCTGGTTCTGTAACCACAAATCCTAGCGGGACGCAAACTGTTACTGGATCTGGTTCTGCTGGCACTGCTGCTTCTGGCGTAGTAAGCGTACAAGGCATCAACAATGCTTTCCCTCTAAATGTAAGTGTTCTTTCCCAAACTGGAATTGTTGTTAATTATCAAACTTCTGCCAATGTTGCAAATACCAGCACAGCAACTCTCTCGTATACTGTAACAGCCGGAAAAACATTGTATGTTAAAGGTGTAATAGCAAGCTCGTCGGGCGCACCTTGCAAAGTTATTGTTGATGGGCCTAGCTCAACTTATGGAGTTGGTTTCTATTCTGCCGCAATGCCTTATCTTGCTATGAATTTCGTGCAACCTCCAATAGCTACTGCTGGAACAGTTGTGAGCATAAAGATTCAAAATAACGCTGGTTCCGCACAAGATGTTTATTGCACAATGATGGGCGAAGAACGCTAAAAGTTGAAAAATAATCTATTACAGAAGACCCGTGAATAATTTACGGGTCTTTTTGTTTAATTCTTTCCAAAAAACTCTAAATACAATATCATGGGTGACTTATCAAGAGTTCAAAATTCAATACCAGTTCAACTTGTAGATGCTAATGATTTACAAGTTGTAGATATTACCACTAATACCCCTAGTGGAACAGAATCTGGTATTGTTGTCAGAAATATTCCAAGCGGAACACAAACTGTCGGAGGAACCATAACTGCTTCTCCAACAGGAACTTACACGGTTGCCGGATCAGTAACAGCAGTTCCATCTGGAACACAGACTGTAGCAGGGACTGTGACTGCAAGTCCTACTGGCACTTACACAGTAACTCTCGATACAACGAGTTATAAAAGCAAAGGGCTGAACACCTTAAGCACAGTTGCTCCAAATGGAACTGCAACTTCAGTTGTGGCTGTTAATGCTAATAGAGCAAGTTTATTGATTTATAATTCTGGTTCTGTGACTGTTTATCTTGGACAATCGAATATTGTAACTACATCAGATGGCATCCCTTTACTGCCAAACGCAAGTCTTGAAGACACAGAAAGCAAAGACTCTTGGTATGCAATAACCGGAGGTTCTACTGGCAATCTTCGTGTTGTAGAAACATCAATCTAAGTAGGAAAAAAGATGCGAATAAATCAACCACCACTATTTTCAGGGGCAGTAGTCAGCGGATTTATAGGTGACTCTGCTGTAGTTTCTGGTAGTATTGCATCTGGAAGCATTGGCACCAATCACTTAGCTTCTGGAGTTGTTGTTGGCTTTTTGAATTCTGGAGTTATAACCTCTGGAATGATTGGTGCTGGCGCTGTATTCAATAATAATATTGCATCTGGTGGTGTTTTAAGTGGGAAATTAGGCAATAGTTCTGTCCTTTCTGGAAGCATTGGGTCAGGTCAAATAGGAAGAAATCATGTTTCTTCTGGTGTTTTAGTTCCAACTTATATTTCTGGAACAGCAAATCAAATTCTTGGAATCAATGCTGGAGCAACAGCAAATGAATACAAAACAATTGCTGCTGCTGGGAATATATCAATCACAAATAATCCAAATCTAGTAACAATTGGAACAACAGGCGATGTTCCTCTTGGATACTACATTTCAGCATATTCAGATGTAACGCAAACTAATGTTGGATTAGCTTCTGGCAATTTAATGACATACAATAATGTTGCCGAAGCAAATGGAATTTCAGTTAGATCTGGGTCGAATATCGTATTTGGATACCCCGGAACTTATAATATTCAGTTTTCAGCACAACTTGAAAAGACAGATGGCGGTTCGGATGATATTGACATTTGGTTAAAATTAAATGGCGCAAATTTTTTAGATAGCAATACACAAATAACTTTGCCCGTAAATAACGCAAAACTTGTAGCAGCATGGAACTGGGTTTTATCTGTTTCTTCAGGTGATTATACAGAAATTGCTTGGTATTCCGCAGATGCTAATACGAGAATACTTGCACAAAATAAAAGCGGAACAATATTACCTGATACTCCTTCTGTCATTTTAACTGCTGTTCAGGTAATGAACACAAGTGCTTATGGCACAGTGACTAATGTTGATTTAAGTTTGCCTAATCAATTTGTTGTAAGTGGTAATCCAGTAGTTTCTTCTGGAATATTAAGTGCTGCATGGGCATATCAACCACAAAATACATTCTTAGCTGCTCCTGCAAATACTAGTGGAACTCCAAGTTTCAGAGTTATTTCCTCTGGTGATCTTATTTCTGGACAAGTAATGTCTGGAAGTATTAGCAGTGGTCAGGTTGGTTCTGTTCATTTAGCTTCGGGAGTTGTTGTTGGATTTTTGACTTCTGGAGTCATAACCTCTGGAATGATTGGTGCTGGTGCTGTATTCAATAATAATATAGCATCAGGTGGTGTTGGTAGTGGCAAATTATCTGACGGCTCTGTTTATAATAATATAATTTCATCAGGTGGAATTGGTAGTGGAAAATTAGGAAATGCATCTATAGTTTCTGGAAGTATTGCAAGCGGTCAGGTTGGTTTATTCCACTTAGCAAGTGGAACTGTATTCTCTGGCACATTCGTTGGTTCTGGAACTGTTCAAAGTGGATCATTAGGAAATTCTTCTGTCTTATCGGGAAGCATCGCAAGCGGTGTTATTGGTTCTTTTCATTTTGCTGACGGTGCCGTCCTTTCTGGAGATATATCTTCTGGTCAAATTGGTAGAATGCATCTAAGTTCAGGTGCTGTCAATAGTGGACATTTGGCTACAAATAGTGTTGTTTCTGGAAATATTGCTAGTGGAACAATAACTGGTGGTTCTTCAGGTCAAATTCAGATAAATAATGGTGCAGCATTAAATGGTTCATCTAGTTTGACATGGGATGGCACAATTTTAAGTGCAAATCAACTCACACTAACAAACTCAGTGGGAGATGAAGGTGGAGAAATACTATTAGCTAAAGCACAGACCAACACAACATTAAGTGGTACTGGTGTTACTATAGATCTTTATCAAGATAGATTAAGATTTTTTGAACAAGGTGGTAGTGCTAGAGGTTTTTATCTTCAAATTACAAGCGGCGGTGGTGGTGTTAGCACAAACATCATGGGAGGCGGCGCTGTTGTGCTACAAAGCGGACAAGTAACATCTGGATTTATTGGCAATGCCGCTGTAGTAAGCGGAAGCATTGGTAGTGGCAGCATTGGTGTTAATCATTTAATTTCTGGGTTAATTACAACATTAACTCTTGGAAGCGGACAAGTAAATAGCGGCAATATTGCTAGTGGCGTAGTTTTCAGATTACTTTCAGGAAATATTACTTCTGGATTTATTGGCGATAATGCTGTGGTAAGTGGCAGTATCGCAAGTGGGCAGATTGGACAATATCATTTATCAAATAATTCTGTTTTTTCTGGTCATATATCCTCAAGTGAAATTGGTAGTGTTCATCTTAATTCTGGCGCAGCAATTGGCAATTTATCATCTGGATCAATCAAAAGCGGTGGATGGATACTTGGCGATGGTGTAGTTCAATCTGGCAATGTTGCTAGTGGTCTTTTATCTAATTTTACAATAAGTTCAGGATCAATTACTTCTGGTTTAATTGGAAACGCCGCTATTGTAAGCGGAAGCATCGCTAGTGGACAAATTGGCAAATACAGTTTAACAAGTGGTCTTGTTCCATCTTTTACAATCAATGCAAGCGCCCCATCTAGCCCACTTTATGGTGACAGATGGTTCGACACAAATACAGGAACATTACTAACTTATCTTTATGATGGTGCTACAGCACAATGGGTCCAGTAAAAATTTAGGATAAAAAATGCCAATTAGTTTTCCATCATCGCCAACTTCAGGACAGCGTTATGAATTCAGCTTTAATGCTTGGATTTATAATGGTACTTTCTGGCGTTCTACCAACGCCTCTGGCAGCATTACAAGCGGTCAGTTGGGCGACAATGTTATATTCAGCGGTAATATCGCCTCTGGGCAGATAGGGCAATATCATCTTGCTAGTGGAGTAGGTGGTGGTGGAGGTAGCCTTACCTCTGGACAAGTACAATCAGGAAATATAGGTAATAATGCTGTCACAAGTGGCAATATCAGTTCTGGTCAGGTGGGACAGTACCACATTGCCAGTGGAGCAATTGTTCTTTCTTCTGGTCAAGTCCAGTCGGGGAATATTGGCAATAATGCAATATTAAGCGGAAACATCGCTTCGGGTCAAATCAGTTCTTTTCACTTAGCAAGTGGAACACTTGAATTAAGTTCTGGGCAGGTCACAAGTGGCGAAATTGGCAATAATGCAGTCTTGAGCGGCAACATCGCTTCTGGTCAGGTGGGACAATTTCATATTGCAAGCGGAGCAATTGTTTTATATTCTGGACAAATTCAGTCTGGCAATGTGGGCGATAATGCTATATTAAGCGGAAATATCGCTTCTGGTCAAATTGGTTTTTTTCATGTATCGAGTGGAGCTATTACTGTTTCCTCTGGTCAAGTTCAAAGTGGAAATATTGGCAACAATGCAGTCCTGAGTGGTTCAATTTCTTCAGGTCAGATAGGTCAATTTCATCTTTCCAGCGGTTCTGTGACAAGTGGAGCCATAGCCTCTGGTCAAATTTTCTCGTTTCACATTGGAAGCGGCGCTGTTCAAAGTGGACAATTAGGTAGCGGACAAGTAGGATATCCTCACATTGCCTCAGGAGCAATCACATCAGGCAAGCTGGCGGCAGGCGCTGTGCTGAGTGGAAACTTGGCTTCTGGTCAATTCGGCGGTTTGCATCTTGTCAGTGGCGCTGTGCAGAATTTTCACATACAGTCAGGTCAAATTTTTGATTATCATATTTTGTCTGGCGCTGTCATAAGTGGAAAATTATCATTAAACGCAGTTTTAAGTGGAAACATTGCTTCGGGAAATATCGACTGGATTCATATTGCCAATGCTGGTGTGAGAAGCGGAAACATAGCCAGTGGTCAAATCGGCGCTCCTCACCTAGCAAGCGGTGCAGTCAGAAGCGGAGCCATAGCATCAGGTCAAATTGGACAATTTCACATTTCGTCGGGAGCAATCTCAAGTGGTAAAATAAGTTCAGGATCTATTCTTAGTGGAAATATAGCAAGTGGTCAAATCGGTAGCGGTCACCTAGCGGCAAGTGTCGTCCTTGGGGCTAATATAAAATCAGGCGATATTAAGTCAGGCATGGTTGCTGACGGCGCTGTATTTAATTTTAACATTGCATCAGGTCAAATATTCAACAACAACATAGCATCAGGCGTTATCTTTAACACAAATTTGGGATCAGGTTCTGTAACAAGCGGTGCCATAGCATCTGGTCAAATTGGACAATTTCATCTTGCCAACAACTCTGTTAGAAGTGGAAATATTGCCAGCGGTCAGGTCGGTGGTTTCCATATTTCATCAGGAACTTTTATAAGCGGTGTAATTGCAAGTGGAATTATAGGGTCGATTCACCTAAGTTCAGGAGCCTTGTCAAGTGGTCAAATCGGCAGTGGTCAGATAGGTACATTCCATCTTGCGAGTTCATCTATTATTGGTGCAAACATTGGTTCAGGTCAAATTGATACTATTCACTTAACGCCGAATGCGACTTCTTTGAATGCTTATAGATTAATGACAACGGCATTCAACGCTGGTGAATTTATCTCTGGGATTAAGGCTGTTTGCATGGGATCAGGTGGAGTTATTTTAACTGCTCAATGCGGTAGCGGTCTGAGATTGCCAGCAATCGGTGTGACTATGAGTGGGGCTTTAAGCGGAACGGCATGTACAGTTGTTTCGTATGGCAGAATATTCAGCACTGCTTCTGGAATGATTGCAAGTGGATTTGAAGGCAACTTACTTTATGTTGGTTCTGGTGGAATTGTTGTGAACAGAAGTGGGTTTACTATTGGCGGCGTTTTATCGGCACCGGGTCTTTCTGGTGATATGCAGCAGTCGATAGGTGTATATGTTAGTGGCGGAATGTTTGTGATGCCTAATTTGTGTGTTAGTAGAAGTGGATTTGCAAACAACTTACCTTATGATGTTTAAGAGAATATAAAAAATGCCAATCAGCTTTCCGTCTTTACCTTCATCTGGACAGAGATATGAGTTCAGCTTTAACGCTTGGACTTATAATGGTATATTTTGGCAATCGACGGGATCTTCTGGCCAAATTACCAGTGGTGCAATAGGTGACAATGCTATCTTTAGCGGAAATATTGCCAGTGGAAGTATTAGTGCTTTTAATTTAGCTAGTGGAGTAGGTGGTTCCAGTCTTGTTCTGACAAGTGGTTCAATTACATCTGGTTTTATTGGAAATAATGCAGTAAATTCTGGAAATATTGCTTCAGGTCAGGTGGGTCAATATCAAATAAATGATTATAATGTTGGCGTTTTGAATAACATAAGGGGAGGAGATTATGGTTATTTTGCTGGTGGAAGCTCTAGTGGTACTTTTTTTGCAACAGCAGAAAAATTAACATATTCAAGTGATACTGCTGCCGCACAAACAACCGCAAATTTAAGTCAAGGAAGAGGAGGACTAGCAGGAATTTCTGAAGGTTTAACAAAAGGTTATTTTGCTGGTGGTCAATCTCTAAGTGGTGCTGCCAATATTATCGCAACAACCGACAAAATAACATATTCAACAAATACAAGTTCTGCACAGGCAAGTGCTAATCTAAGCCAAGCGAGAGCAGGATTGGCTGGAGTTGGAGGAGAAAGAAATAAGGGTTACTTTGCTGGTGGTTTAGCAACTTTTAGCTCTTATGTTACAACCGCAGACAAATTAACATATTCGACTGATTCTACTGCTGCTCAGACAACAGCAAATTTAAGCCAAGCAAGAAGAAGTTTTGGTGGAGTTTCTGATGGTTTAATAAAAGGCTATTTTGCTGGTGGTGATACAAATAACGCTGTTGCCACAGCAGAAAAATTAACATATTCGACTGATTCTACTGCTGCACAGACTACAGCAAATTTAACCCAAGCAAGAATAGGCTCAACTGGTTGTTCTGGTGAAGGAACTAAAGGCTATTTTACTGGTGGATATACTGGCGCAGGTGTAGATGTAGCAACATCAGATAAAATAAATTATTCAACTGATACAACAGCTTCTCTAACAACATCAAACTTGAGTCAGGCGAGATCATTCTTGGCAGGGATTTCCGAAGGATCAAAAAAAGGTTATTTTGCTGGTGGAAACTCTAGCGGTACTGTTGTCGCAACGGCAGATAAACTAACATATTCAACAGACGCAACTGCTGCTCAAACAAGCGCAAACTTAAGTCAAGCAAGAAACACTTTAGCCGGAGTAGGTCAAGAATATACAACAGTATTTGGAAATAATTGCGTTTTTTCTGGCAATATTTCTTCAAGCGAAATTGGATTAATTCATTTTGGATTCTCGTATCCAACTAGCGGTTCAATTAAATCAGGCAATATTGGCGACAATTCTGTAAATTCTGGAAATATTGGTAGTGGACAAATTGGAAGATTCCAAATAAGTTATTTTAATCCAGAAACAAATCTTGCTAAAGGTTATTTTGCTGGTGGAAGCACTGGAGATTATGTTGCAACAGCAGATAAATTAACATATTCCACAGATACAACTGCTGCTCAAACAACGGCAAATTTAAGTCAAGCAAGAGAGCAATTAGCAGGAATTTCAGAAGGATCAACAAAAGGTTATTTTGCTGGTGGAAGTAATGCAGGAGGTTTTGTTGCAACAGCAGATAAAATAACATATTCAAATGATACGACTGTGTCTCAAACAACAGCAAATTTAAGTCAAGCAAGATCTGGATTAGCTGGTTGTTCTGGACAAGGAACAAAAGGTTATTTTGCTGGTGGAACTACTAATGTGAATGTAGCAACAGCAGATAAACTAACATATGCAACAGATACAACTGTGTCTCAAACAACAGCAAATCTCAGTCAGTCAAGAGGAGGAGTGGCTGGAATTTCTGAAGGCTCAACAAAAGGTTATTTTGCTGGTGGAATTGATGGAGGATTAAATTATGTTGTAACAGCAGATAAATTAACATATTCAACTGATACGACTGTTGCTCAAGCAAGTGCTAATTTAAGTCAAGCGAGAACACAATTAACTGGTTGTTCAGGAGATTCAACAAAAGGTTATTTTGCTGGTGGAAGTACTAATGGAATCTCTGGAATTACAACAGCAAATAAACTAACATATGCAACAGATGCAACTACTGCTCAAACAACTGCAAATTTAAGTCAAGCAAGATTCGGTTTAGCGGGAATTTCAGATGGATCTATAAAAGGTTATTTTGCTGGTGGTTTTAGCGACTCATATGCTGCAACGGCAGATAAATTAACATATTCAACTGATACGACTATAGCACAAACAACTGCAAATTTAAGTCAAGCAAGAAGGGATTTAACAGGAATTGGTCAAATTTTTGCTAATACATTTGGCAACAATTCTATAACTTCTGGAAATATAGCATCTGGTCAAATCGGACAATTTCATTTTTTATCTGGAGTTATACGAACTGCAACGAATATCGTAAACAGTGGAAGTTTTGGTAATTCTTCCGTTAATTCAGGAAACATTGCATCAGGAATCATATCCCAATTTCATTTTTCTGATTCTTCTGTTTACTCTGATTCAGTAAGAAGCGGCAATGTTTCAACATTCAAGTTCTCCAACAATGCAGTTTTCAGTGGAAATATCAGCAGCAGCAATACAATAACAACAATAAACTTAGCTTCAGGTGGTGTTCAAAGTGGTGCATTTGGCGACAATGCAATAAGCAGCGGTGATATTCTCAGCGGTAGAATCACAAGTATTAACATCAGCAGCGGAGCATTCCAATCATTTAATATTGCGAGCGGATCAATAAGCACTGTGAAACTGGCAAGCGGAGCAGCAGTAGGAGCATTCAAACTCGCAAGTGGAATTGTCGTGAGCGGAAATATTGCTTCAGGCTCAATATTCTTTACACCATTTATTGATGGTGCAATTGAAAGTGGAAACATAGCAAGTGGCGCAATTGGAAATATACATTTAGGTAATGAATCCGTAACAAGTGGTGCAGTCCCTAGCGGAACAGTTATTTTCAATATGGTTGGTGCTAATGCAACTGTTGCTTATAACTTTTCAGATGTTGCATTAGCTTCAGGAAATTTTGCCCTACAATCTGTAACAGGTGAAAACCTTGCAGATGGACTTTGGCCAATTCCTACTGCATTTTTTGTCTCTGGCGGTATTACCGCTTTCATGTTCGATAACAACTCAATTGTTAGTGGCAACTTAGCTTCTGAATTAGTTACTTCAGGCAAACTAACAACAACAGCAGCCAATGAAATTAGATTTACAAATATGGCTTCTGGTTCAGTTGTAAGTGGAAATATAGTTTCTGGTGTTGTATTCAGCGATGCAACCACAAATAACTTCTCAAACGCAGGAGTAAGAAGCGGAAATATTGCCTCTGGACAAGTTGGTAGAATTCATCTTGCAAACGCAACAATAAGATCTGGAAATATAGGAAGCGGTGTAATCAGATTCCCAGAATTCTTCGGAGACGCTACAACATACACAAATATTGCCAGCGGACAAATAGATCAATATCATCTATATTGGACCTATGATGGAACTACAACAAAAGCAGGATATTTTGCTGGTGGAACTACTGGCACAATTGTTACAACAGCAGATAAATTAAAATATTCAACTGATACTACTGTTGCTCAAACAAGTGCTAATTTAAGTCAAGGAAGACATTCTTTGGCTGGAGTTTCAGAAGGATCGATAAAAGGTTATTTTGCTGGTGGATCTACTGGCACAATTGTTGCAACAGCAGATAAATTAACATACTCAAACAGCACAACTGTTGCTCAAACAAGTGCAAATTTAATACAAGATATATCTCGATTAGGTGGATGCTCAGGAGAAGGCACAAAAGGCTATTTTGCTGGTGGATTAAATTCCATTGCCATTATTGTAGCGACAGCAAATAAATTAACATATTCGACTGACACAACTGCTGCACAAACAAGTGCAAATCTAAGTCAAGCGAGAAGTTATTTAACTGGAGTTTCAGAAGGATCAACAAAAGGTTATTTCGCTGGTGGAACTACAGGAACAGATGTTGCAACAGCAGATAAATTAACATATTCAACAGATACAACTGCTGCTCAAGCAAGTGCAAATCTAAGTCAAGCGAGAATAGGATTAGCTGGTTGTTCAGGAGATGGAACAAAAGGTTATTTTGTTGGTGGAGTTACTGGATCTTTTGTTTATCAAAAAACCGCAGATAAATTGACATATTCAACCGATACAACTACTTCACAAACAACCGCAGATCTAAGTCGAGAAAAATATGCTTTAACTGGAGTTTCAGAAGGATCAACAAAAGGTTATTTCGCTGGTGGAGATACTGGACAATTTGTAGCAACAGCAGACAAAGTAACATACTCAACAGATGCAAATTCTTCTCAAACTACTGCAAATTTAAGTCAAGCAAGAATTGGTTTAGCAGGAGTTGATGGAGGACAATCTCAAAACACATTGCCCACAGACCGTATTTCTGCCGCATACCTTACAAGCAGCAAGCTTTCATCTGGCACAATTGGTCTTACAACAACTTTACAAAACGCAGCATTCCCATACAATCTTGCAGAAACAGCACAAATAAATACAAATCAACCAATGTTTGATTATTTTGTTTTTCAGGAACAATGTTCAGGCATCAAAGCAGTATGCATAGCATCAGGAAGCAGAGTGGTAAGAGCGGAAAGAGCAAGTGGAATGAGATTACCAGCAATTGGCGTAACAAGCGGAACTGTTAACAGCGGATCAACAGGAAGAGTATATTATTACGGATATGTCGGAAGAGTCGGATCATTTGCCGCAAACTCTGGACTATATAATGGAATTTCTGGGTTCCAAGGACAACCATTATATGTCGGATCGGGCGGAAATATCGTTAATCAAAGCGGAATGCGTGGAGCATCCTCTGGCGCACCATTCATATCAGGAAATATGCAACAACAAATAGGCATCGCTATGAGCGGAGGACTATTCGTTATGCCAAGTCCAAGAATTGTAAGATCGGGATTTCAAGGCAAATTGCCTTATGATCATCCTGCCTAATCTAAAACTTATCAAAAAATATATTGAAACTCATGCTGATTCTGTCTTCAGATGATCTATTCATCTGAACACTATGCACAAGCCAAGAAGGAAATATATAACATCTTCCCGCTATTGCAGGATAAATTAAATTATTCGCAGTAACTATGCTAAAATCCTTATAAGTAGCATCAAGCATTCCCTTCGCAATCAAAGGCGAATGAAAAATAATATTTCCAGAATTTTCAGGTGCCTGTAAATAATAACAACCAGAAAATATGTTTCGTGGATGTGTATGACTGGCATTATATGCGCCAGAAGGATTAACATTAACCCAAGAATTGTAAATTTTTATTTCTTCAACAATAGTCAAAGATTCACGAATATTTTGAACAAAACCAGATAAATCACGCTTTAACTCAGAACATACACGATTATCAAGAAAATTGTCTTGGCTCTGCCAACCACCACCCATATTAGTCTTATCAACACCGACAGGATCAGAAGCCTGTCGGTATCTCGTATAATCAATTAAATTCTGCCTGTAATCACGATCATTCAAATCACAAACATATATCGTCGAAGGAAATGCTAACTCACACTTAATCATCAATCATCCAACCACTTTGAAAACTTATATCTCGTCTGTCCACCAACAAATTTCTTTTCAACCTCAAGATCTGAATTCAAAATGCGATAATCTGGAATACTCTTAACCTTATACTTTTTCTTCAAAGTCGGATTATCATCCACATCAACCATCAATACAACAAACTTATCAAGCTTTTCCTTTATCTCTTTTTCCTTAAACATTTTCTTCATCGCCTGACAAGGCGCACACCAAGATGCACCGAAATAAAGGAAAATTTTCTTTTTATCTTTCTTCGCAATCTTAACAGCCTCATCATATGATGAGGCTTCCTCCGCACGAACAAAACTCAATGACAAAAACAATAAAACAAGAACTAAAATTCTAAACATAATCGCCTCATTCGTATGAATTGCCAGTAGCAAAATCAACATGACGACAACGAACACTCGCATCAACCAACAATCTAAATCCCTTCTCACGCAACTTCTGAGACAAAAAACTATCCTGCGTGAGATGAGCAGTTGTCACTGTCCAAGGATATTCTGTCTGAAGAAAACATTCAATAGGGAAAAGAGTGAAACCTTGAGCAATAGTGTAGACTTCATGCACACCGACATCATTCTTATTCAAAGTCAATGCCTGACGCTTACCAGCAATAACTTGGATGTGAACACCTTCTGGATATGGGACTTTCTTCACATAATAACCACCCAAAACAGCTTTAGGATCACCAATTTCACGGTAACGAGCCAAAAGCCTTTGAAATCCATCAGTAGGTGGGAAAGTATCATCTTCAACAGTCAAAAGCATATCACAACCATCATTCAAGGCAGTCTGAATGGCATCGGTATATGCATCTGCGGTTGTCCTTCCAAATACATTCAGGAACTTAACTTGAACTCCTGATGGAATGGTCAGATTCTCCAAAACAGGCAATCTCTCTGCCTTTTCACGAGTTGGTACAACAATCAAAATTTTAACATCGCCAACTTCTAAATACTTCTTTTCAACTTCCCTGATGTGGTCCAACTTTGGAGTTGCTGCAAGATTGATCTGTCTAAGTGCTTCACTGTTGCCAACGCCAACCCTGCCAGTTGCCTGAAGATCCTGCTGCGCTTGTCGTTCCAAACGAAGTTGCCAATAGTCTGGTTGTGCTGCATCAATTTCTTCTCGTGTGTACTTTTTGGGAAATCTTTGCCAAATCTTATAAAGAGCCTCGAATTCTCTTAAAGCGCCTAATACCGCTCTGTCCTGCTCCTCAAGATCGATCCTTTTCAAATCGGCATCAATTTGATCAATTTCGGTTGCCTTGTCTTCGAGTTCTTTTATTTGAATTTCAATTCTACGACGACCTAGTTTTGCTCTCCTTAAATTATCATATTTGATTTGCATTTCCAAAACGCATTGAGAATATGCAAGAGTATCATGATCGTGTTGACCAACCACAAACTTATTTAGAACAAATTCTGTTCTAGGCATTTGAATTTCAAGAAAAGCAGATTCCATTTCTTTAACAAGCTTCATGACATTATCGACACGCTCATCCATCAACTGAATCTCGTTCATTTTTAAGCCTCATTTGAAAAAATAAATCTATTACATTATAATGTTAACGACACCATTGTCAAAATAAATGAGAATCAATTATGCCGGGATCATGGGAACTTATCAACCAGAATCGTGTCCTGTGCTGTATTTTAACAAGAGAATATGCCCCAGTTGCATGGGCTTTCGGACTCAGAAACCTACAAATTCCCGGTGCAGTCACAGCACTCCAAGGAATGCCATATGACCATGCACGAAATACAGGATGCCTAAAACTACTCGAACTCGGCTGGGAATGGCTATTCTTCCTTGACGATGATGTGATTCCTCCTCCTGATGCAATCATAAAACTAATGTCTCACAAGAAACCAATCGTAAGTGGCTTGTACTACAGAAGATACGAACCACTTGCCCCTGTAATGTTAAGAGATTCAGAAAATGGTCCTCAATGGATTCAAGAATTTAATGCTCCTGACCTTTTAGAAGTCGATTATGTAGGAGCAGGATGTCTTCTCATACATCGTGATGTTATCAAACAATTACCACCTCTAAGTAATCGTTGTCAATGGTTTGAGTGGCGATGCGATAGAACTGATCTTCCCCATCTTGAAAAAACAAGCGAAGACTTTACTTTCTGCAAACATGCCAGAAATCATGGATTCAAAATTTATGTTGATACCAGTGTGCAATGCCGACATGCAGGATTGGGACAAAGTGAAATTGGCGGATTCAAACCATTGGAGATCAGAGCCTAATGAAACTTATATACTTGCCAACGACTCCAATGAAAAAGTTAAAAATCTGTGTCATATCCAGCACAGTCCTACATTGCCCCCCAAAGGGATATTCGGGACTAGAAATGCTGGCTTGGCAAATAGCTGAAGGTCTTAAAGCCAAAGGTCATGAAGTAATGCTTGTTGCACCAAGAGGATCAACAAGTAGTTGTGAAATTCATGAAACAACACAATATGAACCAGAAGGACAAGCCTACAGCGGTTATTGGAACAAACTACCAAGCTTTGATGTGATCATCGATCATAGTTGGGAAAAATGGAGCTACATCCTGAAAATGGAAGGTAAGCTTCCACAACCAATCCTTGGAGTTCTACACGCTCCTGTAGACACTATGTACAGCACAGCGCCATCAGTCCCATTCCCATGCTTCGTGTGCATCAGCAAGGACCAATCAGATGGCTGCTCCGCACATCTGAAAGTCGCATCCCGTGTCGCTTATAACGGCGTTGATGTTAATTTCTATAAAAACACAGGATTGAAAAGGAATGATCGCTATTTATTCCTTGCCAGAATAAGCACAATCAAAGGTCCACATATTGCCGTTGATGTGGCCAATACTTGCAAAATTGGATTGGATCTAGTCGGAGATGACAAAATCACAGGAGAACCCGATCTTCTCAACAGCATTAAGACCAAATGCTCTTTATCGCCCAATCTTAGGTATGTAGGGCATCAGAACCGTGATGAGTGCAGTGTATGGTTCAATACAAATAAAGCCCTCCTGCACCCCAATAAACACTTCCGTGAGCCATTTGGACTTGCTCCAGTTGAAGCTCAACTATGTGGTATGCCTGTAATCGCATGGAATCATGGTGCCTGCAAAGAAACAATCAAGCATGGCGAGACAGGATTCCTTGTCAATAGTCAAGAAGAAATGGAACAACTTATCAAAGATGATGCTGTTTCAACAATTAAATCAGAAAACTGCATTGAATGGGCAAATCAGTTTTCTTACGACAACATGATTAAAAGATATGAAGATCTTTGTTTTGAATCAATAGACACAGGTGGCTGGTGAAAATACATATTTCTTATGCTTACGGCTGTCCTGACGAAACAATTCTTCGTGAATTGATGAGCTATGACATTCAATGCCCAGAATGTACAATTTTAGAGCCACATGAAAATGCTCCACTAAACTTTGAGGTTCCAACTAGCTTTACAAGTTTGCACTGGAGTAGACAATACGAATATCCTTGGGCAATTATGCATAGTAATTTGAAACCAAGCGATGTTTGCCTTGATGCTGGAGGAGCATATGCTGTTTTCAAATATGCAGTTGCCAAAAGATGCGCCAAAGTAGTCACGATTGACATGAATCAAGACTATCTTGATAAATCTATAAAATCAGCAGAAAGACTTGGCTTCAAAAACATTGAGTTTTATAATTCTAAAATTCAAAATTATAAAAGTGAAGAAAAATTTGATAAAATATATTGTATGTCTGTTCTAGAACATATACCGAGTAGTAGTGAAAGAATTGAATGTATTGAAAACATGATAGGAATGTTGAAGAAGGATGGAGAGCTTTATTTAACTTTTGATTTTATTATAGAAGAAGGTGAAAATCAGTTTGATTTTTACATGAGAAAAAATGAGGCAGCAGAAATATTAAATTATTTTGGTGTGCCTGAATATAATAACGAAAAATATTATTCTGCAAGTTTTCCCGGTGGTTGTGTTCTTGCCACAATATGTTTGAAAGTGTGGGATTTGTGAAAATACCTGACCATATTATTCAAGAATATAAAAATTTTGATCCAGAATCGGGATTATTTTTTGCTGATTTTGATGAACCAAAAGGCTCGAAAATACTTGAAATTGGATCTCAACACAGTCCTCTTGCCAGTATGATGGCTAAATGTGGGTTTCATGTCACAGGCATTGATCTAAGAGATTCTGATCAAGAATTAAACTATAATCACATTACTGCTGATTTCTGTCGATTGCCATCTTACTTCCTTCGTGAAAACATAGGAACTTTCGATGCTGCTGTTATTGTCTCTGCCATTGAACATTTTGGTTTGAATACTTATGGAGAAGGCAGGAAGCATGAATATTACGATGTTATTGCCATGCGATATATTTATGATTTATTGAAACCGGGTGGAACTTGTTATTTGACAACACCTTTTGGTGGTAAATTTGTAGAACACAAGCCTCATTGGCGTGTTTATGATTGGGCAAATCTACTTGAAAGAATTGTTCAAGATTTTAGCACAGAAGTATTCAATCTTGGTGTTTGCGAAGAAATAACAATCAACGGTAAGGTTTTTTCTGTTGGAAGCCCAATATCAATGAATGAGGCTATACTGAATACAATTGGATTGCCTCATGTTTCTTGCTATGTAAGATTAAGAAAACCATTGGATTAAATCATGTTTTTATTTGTAACAAATGATAAAATCGGGTCAGAAACAGGAGGAGGTCAAGTAACCGCACATGAATTTGAAGCGTTAAATCAACTTGGTCCAGTTGATGTCATCAATCCTGCACCAACCAATAATCCTTTTGATTCAGAAAAGGCAATCCAAGAAATTGATTTCAGCAAATATAAACTTGCACACTTCTATGCTGGCACATTCCCAGAACTAACCACCAAATTAAAAGCAAATGGCGTAAAAATAACTTATACTGTAGCTGCTCACGATGTTGACATCAGCAGAGAAGAATTTTTAGGTTTAGGTTCTGCTTTTGACTTTCCACACTTAAATGATCCAAATTTATTTCAAAAATACATAAGCTGCTACAAGAATGCTGATTTTGTAATATGTCCATCATCAGTTGCAGAAAAAACCAATAATAAATACGGAATCAATAATACAAAAATAATTCCACACGGTCATGTCCCTGTTAGAAACAAGAAGCATCCAAAGAGGTTTACAGTTGGATATCTTGGTCAGTGTGGACCTGATAAGGGATTGCGATATTTGTTAGAAGCTTGGTCTATTCTAAACTACAAAGATGCAATATTGAATCTTGCTGGAAGTCAGACTCCCGGTTTATTGCCATTGATTAGACATTTCGGCAAAGGCAACATCAACATTCAAGGCTGGGTTAAATCTACGGAAGATTTTTACAATAGTTGCTCTGTTTATGTTCAGCCAAGCGCAACAGAAGGATTTGGCATTGAAGTTCTTGAGGCTATGAGTTCTGGTAGGCCTGTTGTTGTTTCTAATGGCGCTGGAGCATCTGACTGTGTTGAAGATTGTGGTTTTGTATTTGAGAAGAAAAATGCTAGACAACTTGCACAAATGATCGACAAATTAAAAAACAATTCAAATCTTTGTGAAGATTTTGGCAGAAAAGCAGAATTAAAAGCGAAAAATTACACTTGGGATAAGATTAAAGAACAATACATCCAATTGTGGCGGAGTATGATATGAGTTATTCATTTCCATTTAGTCAAACCGACAAGGTAATTGAATTGGGAGGAGGAGATAGACCATATTTCCGTCCAAATCTCGATGTCCGCTCAGGAACAAGCATTGATATAGTTGCTGATTTTAATGAACCATTGCCAATACCAGACAATGAATACAATGGTGTATTCAGTCAATTTTGCATTGAGCATCTTTCTTGGCGCAAGGTAAAACTATTCATCAGTGAAGTTTATCGTATTCTTAAAAACAATGGTAAAGTTGTTTTCATTACAGCCAACACTGAAAAACAAATGCAATATGTTCTTAATCACGATGAGTGGGACGACAACTGTTCTTGTATTATTTTTGGTGATCAAGATTATCCAGAAAACACTCATCGCAATAGTTTTAGTCCCAAATATGCAATTAAGTTAATGAATGATGCTGGATTCACCAATGTTATTGTTTTGCCATTTGGGGAATTAGAGACAGATATGATTATTGAAGCCACTAAATCCACCAACAAAATTAATTTTGACAGAGAGTATTTTGACAATCCTCATTTCTATGGTGAGAATACTGGATTCTATCGTGATCATCCAACTAATTGGATTGTCTTCAATACTCTCATGCAAGATTATCCTTCATCCGTTCTTGAGCTAGGATGCGGTCGTGGCTATTTACTCAAAAGATTTGAATCAAATGGAATTCCGGCAGTTGGATTAGAAATCTCTGATCATTGTTTTTTAACAAGAGTCACTAATTCTGTTCAAAAATTCGATATTAGAAAAACTCCTTGGCCATTTGAGGACAAGCAATTCGATTTGTGTTTTTCTCAAGGTGTCCTTGACTACTTAAATCCTGATATTATTCCACAAGTATTAAAAGAAGCAAATCGTGTGTGCAAGAGAGGCATACATTCAGTTGACACAAATAAGTTAAAGTTGAATTGGGAAAACCAATATTTTCTAGGAAATGATAAAATAGTTGATGGTTCTTTGCCTTTTGCCGTTCCCTCTGGTAATGGCAAGCTTAAATTGAATATTGGTAGCTTTACAGTCATGTTGCACAATGGCTGGATCAATACGGATGTGATTGATTTAAGCTCTTATGCTATGGTAAATCAATATAAATTTTTGCATATGGATAGTAGAAAAGTTTTCCCTTTTGAATCAAAAACAGTTGATTTAATTGTTTCAAGTCATATGTTAGAACATATTGATTGGAATGAAGGATTAAATTTCCTAAGAGAATGTTATCGTGTTATGAAGGTTGGGGCAGTAATGCGTATTGCTGTTCCTGATTTGGCTACAATGGTTGTGAAATATCTAAATGGCAACCTTCATAAACTTGATGAAATCAACTTGAATGCAGCTTCTAACGATCAGCAGTCATTCAAATTTTGGTCATATTTGTTTGATAATCATAAAATTGCTTATGACATTAACAGTTTGACCAAAATTGGAAACTTGGCTGGATTTCAAGTTGAAAGAAAAGGATTTAATGAAGGTCATCCAGAAATTATAAGGGAGACAATGGATTATCTCCCTGAGATTAGCATATATGTTGAAATGACCAAATCAGTCTAAAATACCTTGAGCTTTTCCGACATTTCCAAGAACTTCAACAGCACCCCACACCGCTGATGCCGTATCGGGATTGCTTATCATATATGTGAATAAATCACGCATATGCAATCTTCTTATTTCTGTTGGGTGAAACTCAGGAGTTCCATCTTCTTTCAAATAGCACAATCTGTAATCAACAACTAGGATTGGCTCTGGACTTGCAGTTAAAGTTGCATCTAGAGACAAATTCTCAACCCACCAAACATTATATGTTTTTTGTTCAGAAGCTGGAGTAACGATTGGATTTTCTTTTGTAATTGGCATTTTACCCTCCATTTTATTTATCGTGAAATTTCTATTTTATTTTTCATTCCTTCATCATATCCATAATAATAACAAAAAAAGGTAATTTTCTAAATAGCCACATCATAAGTTTCTCACATATTGCTCGAATTTATAAAAGTCGCCAACTATTCTGCTTATTCTCGAATCCTTGTCTTTTTCAATTAATTCTTTACTTGGCAAATTGTCGCCAATATCCTTGACAAACTTTTCAAGTCCAACCATGTAATTCCACATCCAATACTTCCTGTTACGCAATCTCTTCTCAACATCTTTCAAATATGTCTTCCATGGATATTTCCATTTTTTGAACATAACAATATATCTCTCGGCCATAAGCCTGATTTGCTCATCATAAAATTCAGGCTCAAAATCAGGCGAGTCTAACATTAAAAATCAATCTCCTTAATTTCCAAGTCGTGGCCTTCTTTCTTTAATATTTCAATTCTTTTCTTGCTATGATCTTCAAGATAATCGTTAATTTCAAAAAGAAAGTCAAAATAATTCAGCCTTTCCTTGTCATCTGCTGTTCTGAGTCCACGACCCATTCTTTGAATAATCATGTGATCTGCTTGTCCGCCAGCAGCATTTATCAAATTCTGAGGATGCACATTGATACCTGTATTGAAGATTTGCTGTGTTGCAATCGCAATCAAATCTCCTTTTGCTTTCTGCAACTCCTTAATGACACTCTTTCTTGTTTCCGCATTATCCTTGCCTTGAACCCAAAGACTTCCCGGCAATAGATTATGTAATGCATCACCATGTGCAATGCGATCAACAAGAATCAAAGTCCTACCTTTTTGATTCTTGGCTAACCTTGTCACAACATCATGAAAATAAAAACTTTCTGCAATTCCTCGGGTTACTGCATCAATGTAAATATCATGAGGAATATTAGGCTCACGAATTGGAAAAAAGACACATTTGCTGGCAGCAAGAATTCCTCTATCCTGAAGTTCAGAAGTAGTAAGAACTCCACCTTCCGCTGATTTAATCTTCAAAATTGGGCCAAAAAAGCCACGAACATAAAACTTCTGTACTGCATCTTTACCTCCAAATTTGAATGGAGTTGCCGAAACAGCAACACGAACATCGGCACCTTTCAAGCGACGATAAACAGCTTTTGGCAAAGTACTCATCATGTCGTGAATTTCATCGACAATAAGAACCTTGATTTTAGAAAGAGCCTTTTCCATTTTAGAAACTGATTGAACAGTCGCCACAGTAATCATGTTGGGCTTTACACTTCCTCCCCATAAAGAACCTACATTGGGAAGTCCCCATTTCACAAACTCATCATAGTTTTGCTGCGCCAAAGAAGCCCTATTCTGCAAAATCAATGTGGGTGTATTGGGAGAAATAGTTTTCAATATGCCCAACATCACTAAAGACTTGCCTGCCGATGTCGGGGCATAAATAACACCACGACGATGCTTGATGACTTGGTTGATCATCTCAACCTGATAATCATAAAGCTCTAGTGACTTGATTTTGTCTCCAACACTATTAGTATCAGGAAGCCATTGATTCAAAAAATTCTTTTCAATTTCTTTGTAAGCAAAATTAGTTTTCGACCTCAAATCCTCAATCTCATATTCAGCATTAAAATGCTTGAGAACAGCACTAACCTCCGGCAACAAGCCAGTTAAAAACTTACCTGTTTCAAGTACGAAAAAATTAATGAAACCGTCCCACTTTTTCATCTTGTAGGCACGGTTGTGAAAATAATTTTTGTCACGAAATCTTAGCCTGTCCCAAAGCTCAGTTTTGAGCTTCATGTCTTCAGACAGGAAAAACGAATAATCATTGTTGATTCGGATTATGTTCGGCATCTTTCTTTGGTTCCTGATTGACCTCAAAAGAGGATTTTACAGTCCTTTTCCTCAAACCCGACTTGGGGGCATAATTCTTTCTCTTCTTGGGCTTTTTACCGCAACACATATACTATTTACACATCTTGTGTCGTAATAATTTCAACACAATCAAAGCATCATCATAAGCTGTGTGAGGCACTTCTCCATCTAAACCTGCCCTAACCATACATTTTTTCATGTCTGGTAACTTATCGTCATTTTCCATGTCAAAATAAAGAATCGCAGGATCAACCACACGATTCAAAAAGCAAACATTACCCCAACTTTTGATCTTAGCCTTCAAGAAAGGTAAATCAAATGATGCCACATTCTTGCCAGCTACATTAACATATATCTTGCCACTTTTTTCTTGTTTGTAACCGTTTTTCAATAGAAAGCACTCAAACGAATTTGGCAAATCTTCCAAAGACATAAACCTAACACCAGACTGATTTTCCTCACAATTGTTTTTCAAAGAATAATCAATCTGCTTGAATAAATCCGAGTGCATACTCAAAGCAAATGGACTACCAGAATATGTGCTTTTAGTGAAAATAGCCTCAAACTTAGAAAGTTTTTCAAGTGGTTGAGGATTGCTCAGATCATCAATAATTGCTGCGAATTGTAGGATATCACAGCTTTCGTGATCAAAACCAGTTGTTTCAATGTCAATTGAACAGACGATCATATAGCACCTTAGGTAAATTTGACTCACTTTCCACTAATGATTCAGTCTACTGCATTTAGGCGCAAAATTAAAACACCAATTCAAAATGTTTTTCACAAGAAAGACTAAATAAAAGAGGAGAACAAACTCAAAATGGCTGACGACTACACGATACTGAACCCCGGCGTTGGCGGGGATGTCATGGATGAGACATTAGTTGTCTATCCATCAGCGCCAACTAACCGAAAAAGACCAAGGGTTGTTATCACAGGCGAAGGCATTGATGATATAGTCCCTGCTCAAATTATACCAACAGATGGATCGGAATTTGGTCTTGTCACAAGACCAATTGTTCCTAATTATCCCGGCACAGAAGCTAATACATTCGGAATAGTCAGTTTAGTTCTCACTGGAATCGAAACAACAGTTGTTACTTATACAGTTCCTGTCAACAAAACTTTTTATTTTATCGGACTCAATACAAGCGGCAACGCAAATGCTTTGTATAAGTTATATGTAGACGGAAGCGCAATAATAGCAGGAAGAAGCTCAGTTGCAAACCTAACCCTTAATTTAACCTACTCTTATTCACCAATTAAAGTTGTTGCCGGAGATACAATTGCCATTAAAGTCACACATGAAGCCGGTGTTTCTTGTGACTTTGAAGGAACAATACTCGGTTATACATTATGATATTCCTTGTTCTTCCATACAACCTTTACACCGGATGGGGTGTTTGTTCAATTAATTTAGCCAAAGAAATTTGTAAAAAACACAAAGTCAAATATGTCAGCGATGAACTCATAGACCAATTCAAACACAACGCATTATCACATTCTTTTTTCACAAGCATCAAATTTGACAACAAAGATTTTCTGAAAACCCAAAAAGACCACCCAATAATACAAGGTGTCCAACACGATCTGTCTCCATACTTGGGATACTTTTCAGGATCTAAAAAAATAGCAATCACATTCGCAGACAGAGAAATTCCAAAAGAATTAGTCAATAAAGCCAATGATCATTACGACCATATCATCGCCGGTTCAGAATGGTGCAAAAATCTTCTTCAACAACATAATGTAAAATCAACAGTAATACACCAAGGAATAGACCCGCTAATCTTCAATTCATCCAGAAAAGATAAGAACTTTTTTCTGGATGACTTCCTCATCTTTTCAGGAGGAAAATTTGAAGAAAGAAAAGGACAAGATATTCTCATCAAAGCCTACAAAGTAATCCAAGATCGTTACCCAGATGTAAAATTAGTTTGTAGCTGGTACAACGCCTACACAGGAAAATGCGGGAAAGAAGAATTAGAAAAATATGGAATTGATTTGAACAGAGTAATATTCATTCCACTCTCAGCAAACAATAATATGGTCGAAATTTATCAAAACACCGATATCGGAGTTTTCCCATCAAGATGCGAAGCTGGAACAAACCTCGTAATGATGGAATATATGGCTTGCGGCAAAACAGCTATTTCTTCAGTGGAAACCGGACAAAAAGATCTGATAACCAAAAAAAATGGACTCTCTCTCAAATCAAAAGGCGAATTTTTACTTAAAGATGAAAAAGGAAAGGTCGTTTCAATTTGGGAAGAACCAGATTCCGATCATCTTATCGAACTATTAGATTGGTCTTACAACAATAGAGAAAAATTAACCAATTATGGATTAGAAGCATCAAAGACCATGGCCAAGAAAACTTGGGAACACATGGCCTCTTCTCTTGAAAAATTAATTATTTAACCAACAAGGAAAATATTTAGCTGGATGCGCTTTCTTTCCACTTCTCCCAGAACCTTGTGTTACTAATCATTTCTTGATAAGTGTGCTTGGCAAATCGCCTGTTCAAACGACCTTTTCTAATTCCTGATATTCTTACCACTATTTCAACTTGCTTGTTCTTCAGGTCTTCTCCAATAGCCTCAACAACCAAAGAATTCTTGGAAATGTAAGCCCCAACCAAAACTGGTGATGAACCAACTGCGCTTGTCACCTTGATAGTGTCTTTTTCACAAACCTGTATGAATCTGTCATCAAGGAATGTCAAAATTGTATCACGATCAAGGCCACTTCCTCCAACCTTTACTACCATAATGTCTTCAAACCTTACCTCTGGCATCTCAACGCAAATTAGTTCGACATATTCCTCATAACCTTGTGATGTTACAACTGGAAGAATCGCATACTTGTCTCCCTGTGATCCTTGTGATCCCTGTGATCCCTGTGATCCCTGTGCGCCCGCAGAGCCTTGAAGACCACCAGAAGAACCTTGGTAGCCAGATTGTCCCTGTGCGCCCGCAGAGCCTTGAGACCCACTAAACCCATTTTGACCTTGATAACCAATATTCCCCGGATTTCCCTGATATCCAACAGCGGGAGGCATAACAAGAATATTCAAATTTTGATTATTTGAAGGAAGAGCTAAAGAACCAGAAACCAAACCAACAGGAACTACCCAATAACCACCAGCAGAAGATGGAAAATTGGTAACTTGATAAACATAAATTATACTTCCGCTACCATTTTCTTGAATATAAATGTAAGAGCCATAAGTTCCTCCTACAACAGGATAAATGAAAAGATTACCAATAATACTGTTTAAGTTATTACCAAAAACATCTAAGTTATCAATGTAAATTTGAGAGACTGCGGATGGATCAGAAGGATGGTTAAATCTCAAATATCCTTGACCGGGATCAGAGTTTGTAGTCGATGTGCTAAACTGATACTTGATTCCACCCTTGTCTCCAAGACTACCCTGATTGCCCTGATTTCCCTGATTGCCTTGCGATCCTTGAAATCCTTGTAAACCAATTGAACCTTTAGGAGCAAACATGATGCTCAATGACTGACCATTTGTGGGAACTGTACCAGATAATCCAGAAACAGGGATCTTGTAATATCCAGCAGCAACTATAATTGTTCCAACTACAGTAAATGTGACTATAGTATTGCCAGCATCATTTCCAGCAACATAAATGTATCCAGCATATCCATCTAAAATACTATAATTCAGATCAAATGTTGTAATCCATCCAGCTTGATTAATGCTATTTGCATCTGTATTGCTAATGTATATGAATAAAATACTTGGAATGGAAGCATTGCTAAATCTAACATATCCACTACCGGGATTTGTATCGCTTACTAAATTGCTAAATGTATACTTTACGCCGCCTTTATCACCAATTCCTTGATTGCCCTGATTTCCTTGAGCGCCCTGAAATCCTTGAAATCCAATATTACCTTGATATCCTTGAAGTCCTTGAAGACCTTGATGGCCTTGGAATCCATCAGCAGGGCCTTGGAATCCTTGATTTCCTTGGTTGCCTTGAGCGCCTTGGAATCCATCAGGAGTTCCTTGATAACCTTGCTGACCTTGGTTTCCTTGATTACCTTGTTCTCCCTGATGACCTTGCTGACCTTGATTGCCCTGATTTCCCTGATGTCCTTGATATCCGTCAGCAGGGCCTTGGAATCCTTGATTGCCTTGGTTTCCTTGGTGACCCTGATTTCCTTGATTGCCTTGGTTTCCTTGGTGACCCTGATTTCCTTGATTGCCTTGGAATCCTTGATCGCCTTGGTTTCCTTGGCGACCTTGATTGCCTTGGTTTCCCTGATTGCCTTGGTTTCCTTGACGACCTTGGTTTCCTTGGTTTCCCTGATTGCCTTGGTTTCCTTGACGACCTTGGTTTCCTTGACGACCTTGGTTTCCTTGATACCCTTGATAGCCACCACCTTGATATCCTTGTGATCCTTGATATCCTTGTTGTCCTTGATAACCCTGATATCCTTGTTGTCCTTGATATCCTTGTTGTCCTTGATATCCTTGTTGTCCTTGATAACCCTGATATCCTTGTGATCCTTGGTATCCTTGTGATCCTTGGTTTCCTTGGTTTCCTTGGTTGCCTTGGTTTCCTTGACTTCCCTGATTTCCCTGTTGTCCTTGAAGTCCTTGATAACCTTGATATCCTTGTTGTCCTTGGTATCCTTGGTATGCTTGATAGCCTTGATATCCTTGAAAACCCGATGATCCCGATGATCCTGCTAGACCTTGGTATCCAAGATCTCCTTGATAACCAATGTTTCCTTGATTTCCCTGATTTCCTTGTTGCCCTTGATATCCAATTAGTCCTTGAAGACCAATAAAACCTTGGTTTCCTTGGTTTCCTTGGTTTCCTTGGTTTCCTTGATTTCCTTGATTTCCTTGGATGCCTTGTGGTCCTGCATTTCCTTGATATCCTTGTTCTCCAAGAATGCCTTGTGGTCCTAAAGGACCAGCAATTCCTTGGGGTCCAGTTATACCTGTCTGACCTATAAGACCCTGTTCTCCCTGTTCGCCTTGCTCTCCCTGAGGGCCTTGACTTCCTGTTGAGCCTTGTCTTCCTTGATTTCCTTGCGATCCTTGGTTTCCTTGTGTTCCTTGATATCCAATATTTCCTTGATAACCAATTAGCCCTTGATTTCCTTGTTGTCCTTGGTTTCCTTGGTTTCCTTGTGATCCTTGATATCCAATATCTCCTTGATATCCTTGATCTCCCTGATTTCCTTGTCTGCCCTGATTTCCTTGGTTACCTTGATTGCCTTGGCGACCTTGATTTCCTTGCGATCCTTGCAGGCCAATATCTCCTTGATATCCTTGTTCGCCTTGATTTCCTTGTTCGCCCTGATATCCTTGATCTCCTTGTCTTCCTTGCCTTCCCTGTCTTCCTTGGTTGCCTTGCGATCCCTGCGATCCTGTATCGCCTTGTGATCCAGTTAATCCCTGAATGCCTTGATATCCTTGTAAACCAAAATCACCTTGATTTCCTTGTAAACCAATTTGGCCTTGATAGCCAATTTGGCCTTGATGGCCTTGGCGACCTTGATTTCCCTGTCGTCCTTGGTTTCCTTGAACTCCCTGTAGACCTAAAATTCCTTGGTATCCTTGTCTTCCTTGGAATCCCTGAAGTCCTGTTGTTCCTTGATTGCCTTGTAATCCTGTTCCAATAGAGCCCTGTAGGCCTTGAACTCCTGTTATTCCTTGGTTTCCTTGACTGCCAGATGTTCCTTGGAATCCTTGATTGCCTCTTCCTCCTTGCAATCCTTGAAGTCCAGTCGCTCCTTGAACACCTTGTGCGCCATCTCCTCCTTGGTTGCCCTGACTACCTTGAAATCCTGCTCCAATTACACCTTGGAAACCTTGATTGCCTTGCTCGCCCTGATATCCAGCACCTTGAGTTCCTTGATTGCCTTGATTTCCTTGAATGCCTTGTAGACCTTGATTTCCTTGTTCTCCTTGCTCTCCTTGGTATCCTGCTGGTGTTCCTTGATAACCAACAATTCCTTGCAATCCTTGAAGACCAACTACACCTTGGCGACCTTGATTTCCTTGGTTTCCTTGTGATCCTTGTACTGTGCTTGGCGAACCTTGGGCTCCTTGTGATCCTGCTCTTCCCTGTTGGCCTTGTAGACCTTGTGATCCGGGTGTGCCTTGCGAACCTTGAGGGCCTGTTATATCTTGTCCAATATTTGCAGAAACAACAAAATCACGCAAATCTTGTGCTGAAATGCCACCTTGATTGTTATCGGCAAATATGCACAATAACTCCTCTTCGGTCCTGAAAGTTCCAGATTGGTTGCATTGATTTGCCATCTTAGATTCCCTGTTTATTTCCAGCTATTCCAGAAATTGTTGTTCTTAATCATTTCTTCGTAAGTGTGAGTAAAGAATCGTCCTTTGACACCAATTCTTATTCCAGATAATCTCAATATTACTTTTACTTTTTCATTTTCAAGAAAATCACCATGAGCCTCGATTAATACTTTGTCGCCATTAACATCTACTCCTGCCGATATAGGTTTTGATGTTACTATTCCAGTAACAATAATTGAGTCTTGTTCACAAACCTTGATAAACTTTTCTTCAATTTGATGACTTTCCTTGATTACATTAGTTCCATTTCCACCTATATGAATAATCATGATGTCTTCAAATCTTACTTCTGGCATCTCGACACATGACAAAGCAACATACTCTTCATTGTCTTCGTAGCGAAGAGTAATAATTGCATTTTTCACACCAGCCGGACCTTGCGATCCTGTTGGCCCCTGATATCCTGCTCGTCCTTGGCGACCTTGTACTCCCGCAATTCCTTGTCTTCCTTGAATTCCTTGTCTTCCTTGGTGTCCCTGATTTCCTTGTAATCCTTGTAATCCTTGACGGCCTTGAAATCCTTGACGGCCCTGATTGCCTTGATAGCCTTGGTTGCCTTGGTTGCCTTGATTTCCTTGATTTCCTTGATTTCCTTGATTTCCTTGACGACCCTGATTTCCTTGACGACCCTGATTTCCTTGATTTCCTTGACGGCCTTGATTTCCTTGATTGCCTTGATTTCCTTGATTTCCTTGACGACCTTGGTTTCCCTGATTTCCCTGATTTCCTTGATTTCCTTGGAATCCTTGATTTCCTTGATTTCCCTGATTTCCCTGATTTCCTTGGTTGCCTTGGTTGCCTTGGTTACCTTGGTTACCTTGGTTGCCTTGGTGGCCTTGATTTCCCTGCTCTCCTTGACGACCTTGGTTTCCTTGATTGCCTTGGTTACCTTGATTGCCTTGGCGACCTTGATTGCCTTGATGGCCTTGGTTGCCTTGGTTCCCCTGATTTCCTTGGTTGCCTTGACGACCTTGATTACCTTGACGACCTTGATGGCCTTGGTTGCCTTGGTTTCCTTGGTTTCCTTGATATCCTTGTGGACCTTGATTTCCTTGACGGCCTTGATTTCCTTGATTTCCTTGACGGCCTTGGTTGCCTTGGTTTCCTTGGTATCCTTGTGGACCTTGATTACCTTGATTTCCTTGGCGACCTTGATTACCTTGATTTCCTTGGCGACCTTGATTGCCTTGGCTACCTTGGTTTCCAATAAATCCTTGAAGACCAATAAGACCTTGGTTGCCTTGATTTCCTTGATTGCCTTGTATTCCTTGTCTTCCTTGATATCCTTGTCTTCCTTGATGCCCTTGTCTTCCTTGATATCCTTGATCTCCCTGACTTCCTTGTGGTCCAGCCGATCCAACAACTCCTTGTCTTCCTTGAGATCCTTGTTGTCCCAAAACGCCTTGACGGCCTTGGCTACCTTGTATTCCTTGTCTACCTTGAAAACCCTGACTACCTTGTCTTCCTTGGTGTCCTTGATATCCCTGTTCGCCTTGATTTCCTTGGTTTCCTTGTGAGCCTTGATTTCCTTGGTTTCCTTGTGAGCCTTGAAATCCTGCGCCCTGAAAACCTTGATATCCTCCAACTGTCCCTTGAAATCCAATTGATCCTTGTCTTCCTTGTGATCCTTGATTGCCCTGAGATCCAGTTCCTTGATAACCTTGAAAACCTCTGAATCCGGCAGAACCTTGTCTTCCTTGATTGCCTTGTACTCCTTGCGCTCCTTTTCCTCCTAATGAACCTTGAAGTCCTTGAAGACCTTGTAGTCCCTGAGCGCCATCATATCCCTGATATCCTTGATTTCCTTGGAATCCAGCACCTTGGACACCTTGATTTCCTTGTTGTCCTTGTACTCCAATATTTCCTTGAAGACCTTGAAGACCTTGAAGACCAAATCCTTGAAGACCTTGATTTCCTTGCTCTCCCTGTTCGCCCTGATATCCAGCAGGAGTGCCTTGAAAACCAAGAATTCCTTGAAGGCCTTGAAGGCCAACTATTCCTTGGTTTCCTTGTATACCTTGGTTTCCTTGATTTCCTTGTGGACCCGGCACAATACTTGGATCACCTTGGGCTCCTTGTGATCCTGCTCTTCCCTGTTGGCCTTGCAGGCCTTGCGATCCGTGGGCACCTTGTGATCCTTGTGGACCTGTTATATCTTGTCCGACATTCGCAGAAACAACAAAATCACGCAAATCTTGCGCTGAAATACCGCCTTGGTTGTTATCAGCAAATATGCACAATAACTCCTCTTCGGTTCTTAAAGTTCCAGATTGATTACATTGATTTGCCATTTTTGGGGCCTATTATTTGAATCCAGTTGAAAATGAAACACTAAATACCTTATTAGTACCGCCAGCAGCACTTTGTTTTATAAACTGACAATCTTCGTATGCTGTTTGATAGATTGCAGGATATGGCAAATAAGCTCCATCGCTTCTGTCTGGAACACATACCTCGATCTTTTTATATGGCGGACACAAGAAAAGAGACTGCGGTTTAATACAGCAATCCCTTAACTCTGGAGGAATGTCACAAGCATTTGTAATATCCATAAAACCTTCCTTAACCGTTTCAAAAACGGATCTTTTTGAAATAGCAATAATTGCATAAGCATCCTTGCCAGCACTTCCTTATCTATTTATTTATCAATGTAATATATCTATTTTTTGGCTTCTTTTGATATTAATCTTATAATATCTTCCAGCGTACCATCTCTACTCATGATTTTGCCCTTAACAGAACTCTGGACATCATCACTTAAATTCTTGAATTCTCCCAAGGAATTCAAAGCATCAACTAAATTGTCTGGTGGTTTCCACATTTTCAAAGAACTTGAAATGTTATAATCTTCCTTTTTTTTACCAGAATTTAATTTTCCAAGAATCAAGTCCTTGTAAAACTCGTAATCCTTCTGCTCGTCTTCAAACCAATTTTTGAAAAATAAATATTTCATGATAAATCTTTTCTGCAATACAATTTACTGTTGCTGATATATAGATTACATGAACAGATTGTCTTTCAAAAAATGGCTTTTGAATGAAATGGCCAATTATGGCTTTGGTGATGCCAATAATCAAATTCTTGGTGGTACTGATGTCATGAAAGGAGATGGACTGTTCCAACACATAAAGCCAAACATCATAGTTAGTGAATTAATGCAAATGCCTCCTCTTGGACCTTTAGAAGCAACTAACCCAATAGATGATGAAGTTCAATGGGGCAATGAAGTCGGCGCAATAAAGGTGATAATCACACCTCTTGGCTCAATGAGAGCATGTACAAAAAGAATGACAAAAGATCTTCAGGGAAACAAAACTTGGATTCTTGAGTCTGTTTATCCAATTAGCGACTACAAAGATGAAAATAAAGAAGTAGAAATTGCAAACAAAGTATTCGATGAAATTGCCCGTATAACCAAAAGCCCCACAAATGGTCCTGATGGTGATTACGAAGACATTGAAAGATTGGCTCAAAAACTTTGGCACACAACTAAAAAGCAGCATCCATCCTACATCATGTTTCCAACTCAACTGAGGAAACAAAAAGATAACTACTACAAACTTGTTTACGAGTTTCGTGGACAAGGAGTAGGATCGCCTTATGGAGGCAAAACTGGAAGGGCAGAACAATTCGACATTGACTTGGTTTATTACCCGGAAAAAGGAATGATCAGGTGTTTTGGATATGACATTGAAAGCAGTTCAAGAGAGCGCAATTTTTATGTTCAGCCTTCTGAATGGGACGAATATTTCTCGCCAAAACAAGATGACAAATTAATTGTTGAAAATATTGTGAAACTCTTCTTGCAATACTGAAAATAAAAAACATATAATTTAATTGAACTTTTTTATAAGTCCTTCTCCCGATTACACAAGAGGGATTTTTTGTGCGTCATTTCCTCTCCATATCCGACTTGTCAAAAGATGAAATTGAATTAATTTTAGACATTGCAAACGAAATCGAAAGAAATTGGTCTTTTTGTCGCAACATGAACAACAAGTGCATAAGTAGTTTTTTTGCCGAGCCGTCAACAAGAACAAGATTTAGTTTTGAAAGAGCTATGCATTGGTTGGGTGGTCGTGTTATCACGGCTGCTGACGCTTCATCAAGCAGTAGCTTGACAAAAGGCGAAAGCTTGAAAGACACTTTCAGAACTCTTGGCCAATATTCCGATGCTATTGTAATGCGACACCCAGATCAAAAATGGCCTGAAATAGCAAGAAGTTATTCAAGAGTTCCTGTTATAAACGCTGGTAGTGGTTCTGGAGAACATCCAACACAAGCTCTTCTTGACCTTCACACTATTAAACAAAAGTGGAATGACATTTCTGGACTCAAGGTTCTTCTCTGCGGCGATCTTAGAAATGGAAGGACAATTCACAGCCTTATTGAAATACTTCATCTTTATAAATGTAACATTTTTTATTGTGCTGCGACCGATTATAAAAATTGTGACTTGTCTATACCAGAAAAATATTTAGAAAAAATTCCTTGCCGTAATGTTGAAATATCAGATGCCAATGATATTCTTCCTGAAATTGATGTCATTTATATGACAAGAATACAGAAAGAAAGGTTTAAGGGAGTTTGCGATAATCTTGATTTTTTCAAAATAACCAAAGAAAATATTGGAAGAGTAAAGAAAAATGCGGCTATTCTTCATCCATTGCCTAGAAATGAGGAAATTAGTGAAGACATAGATGATGATCCTCGTGCTGATTATCATGAAAGACAAGTAAGAAATGGTCTTTATATTCGCACGGCTTTGCTTAATTATCTTCTTTATCCAACTCCTATGCATAGGCCATCTTGTGATGGAATTAATTAAAATAAGAGTAAAAAATTATGTTGCCAGATATGACATGGATTCCTTCCTATCAATCAATTAAAAAAGAAACTGATGTTCATCCACATATTCCAGAAGATAAAGCTAGCCTTTATTCTGCTGCTGATGGTGGTTCAACAGAATATGAAATATTAAATTGGCTTCATGCAAATGTTCGTCTTCTAAAGCCTGAATACATTCTTGAAACTGGTTCTTGGGAAGGACTTGGAACAGTTGCTTTAGCTCATGCTTGTAAAATGAATGGATTTGGCAAAGTAATTACAATTGAAAATAATCCCAAGCAATGCGTTAAAGTTGAATCAATGATCGAAGAAAATAATTTGAAGGACTATGCTGTTGTCGAGTGCTTTGATAGCTTGCATTATCTAAGTATTACAAATTATAAATTCGACCTTGGTTTTTTCGATAGTGCTACTGAAATAAGGCCGAAAGAGTGTGAAATTTGTTTCAACAGAAATATAATTAAAAATCTTGCTGTTTTTCACGACACATCTCCTTACAGGGTTGCATCTTTCACATTGCCTCATATTCAGCAAAAATATCGAAGTGAAATTTTTGAATTGGCAAAAAATCCTATCTGCTCTGGATTAACTGATTTTACTTACTCTAGAGGATTTATGGCTTTGTGGTTGAGGTGATGTTATGATTGATATTCAGATTGACGAAGAAAAATTGAAATTTAATTTCATGTCTCCTTTATATGAATATTTTTTAGTATTTGATAACTATAAATATTATTGTTATAATAGACAAGAATTAGATGAAAAATTAAAAAATAAAAATGTTATTACAAGATTGATTATTCACAATTCATATTGTGTGGCTTTATTTACAAATGCAGAACATTTTAATTGTGCAGAATTCCGTGATTTTTTGCAGGCTATTGTGAACAAAGTGCCTTTTTTCGCCGAATATGAACTTGTTGGTCTTAATCAAAACTTTGGGACAATTGAAGAATATCTTCAAAATAAAATAACCAAGTTGGAAGAATTAGAATTTCTATATCATGGAACATCATCTTATTATGCTGATATTATTCTAAAAGAAGGAATTAAACCGAGAAAACATACTAATGTTTCGGCTTCTTTCGCAGGAACAAATGAAGAAGGTAGCCCGAATTGCATTTATCTATGCACACATCCAAGATATGGATTGAAGAGGGCAGGAGCGGCAGCAATGAGAAAATCAAATGGAGAAAACACTCTTCTAAAAATAGACATTGCTGGTATTGATAAATCAAAATTAAAATGTTGCGATCAAATAAATAAAAATGATATATCAATTGAAGAAAGTCTTTTGATAAGCAAAAATTTGCGTTATTTTGGAACAATTGAGCCAAATTATATTACAAATGAAGGCATTATTCCCTATAATCTTCTTAATATTAAGGCCATGCAATACTATGCCTCAAAAGAAAACAATGATCTAAATCGTGCAAGCACAGATTCATCGATGCAAGGCAAGTAAACATTCAGGTCAAAATTAATTTTCTTGTAGTCTTCTTCCGTGAATAGTTTTTTCACGAAAGGACTTATTGCAAGATAATATGGAGAAATCTTACCAAGATTGATCCATCTGAATATATTGTTGTTGATATATGATTCCTTATACTTATCAAAATTCACATCAGGTCCAAATGTCTTAACAATAAATTCTTTGGTCTTCTCAATACCTTCCAAAGCTTTTTGTATACCAACTCCAGTAACCTCAACCGTGTCCTTAGGATTATTTCTGACCTGATCGTATTTTTTCTTCCAAAGCTTCCATCTTTTCCAAGCCTTTTCTCCCACCAAACAATTTGGATCAATCAATGGATGATCATTATCACGGTTGATAGCTTTAAGAATATCAAGCTGGGCTCTGATATAAAGAGGATATTCTTCTTTGGTCAGAATACCATTTGTTTCACGAACTAACTTATAAGCAATTTTGAATATAAGTGATTTGCGTGGATCGCCTTTTTTCATAGTGGCGTGACGATAGTCTGGAAATTTTTTGCGACTCTGTTCGAGCCACATTGAAGCTATATGGCAAGCCTGAGTTTCAAGCTCATCCATCTCATACTTCTCAGCAGACTCGATGATCCACATGAAATTTTCCTCTTTTTTTTCGTGCTTCATCATACTCCTATACCTCAAGCGACTCAAGGTTATTTATCCCATGAAAATTGCAATGTGCCCACTAGTAAGCAGAGATCTTCCAAAAGCTATCAGAGCAACCAATTCTTGTAGAAATCAATTTCCAACTGAACAATTTCAAGTTGAAACAGTTGCAATTGTTAACTCAAAGAATCAAGAATTCATAGATGAGTTCTGCTCATGGTGCGAATCTGAACAAGTAAAATATGTCATTACTGAATCAAATGGAACACCAAGCAGAGGAAAAAATAGCGTTCTTCAGTTTCTTAGAGACTCGGACTATGACGGAGTAAGCATGACAGATGGAGATGATTTAGTCTATCCAACTGGAGCTTTGCAAATTGAAAGACATCTTCTTCACCATCCAACCACAGATGTTTTGATAGTTAAGCCTTCTGATCAAGTTACAAACCATGAATCATATGGAAGTGTTCAAATTAAAGAAGGAAACTATGCTGTTTGTTGGGGTATGAATATTGTTAAGTTGGGATATACTTATGGTCCCGGTAAAAGCGAAATATTTAATTCAGGACATTTTGCAGCAAGAAATTTAGGAGGACATGTTTTTTATAGCAAGAAGGTTGCACAACTTGTTCAATATGATGAAGAACAATTGTTGGGAGAAGACTTGCTTTTAGAATTTAATCTTCTCAAGCTTCATCAAGAAAGAAAAATATGTTTTTGGTTAAGTTTTGCAAGTGATGTACAGATGCTAGACAGAACTGAGCAAGAAAGTATTCAATATACAAAGAATGGAACAGATGGGGCTCAATCTTTTGAAAGGTTAATTCAAAAAGTGAGAGAGATATTGCCTGAAGACAGAAGTTCATTTGATGAATTGCCCGTAGAGTTCCCAGAATTGTTATTTTCACATGGCGAAAAAATTGAATGGTTGAAGCAAGTTTTTTGAAAATTGATTGCAAAAAAGAATCTAAGTGATTACAATAAGAAATGGCTAAGGGTAATTCTCACTCATTCCGCTCACAAGGTGTTATGAGTTAAGCCCAAAGCAAAGACAGAAGAAGGTTTCGCACTTAAAGACTTTCATCGTGATTGTCGCCTTTAATGTCTTTGTTGTCAAACCTGCGAGGCCCTTACCAAGGGTGGGTCTTTGTAGTTGTTCTACAACGAATGCTTTAACGGGAAGCATTGTACTCGCAGCAGCAGAGGTCAAGCCGGATAGAAATGATGCTGACTCTCAAGAAAAACCCCTGTAGTTTGTTTTGCAAAAAGCAAATGAGAAATGGAAAATTCTTGAGCTATTCGGTTTTAGGTTTGCTGCAAATAAAAGTGCGCCATCTGACTCAATCCCAAGAAGTTATTGCTGGAGTAAATAGGTTTAGTAAACAAGAATATGGCTTAAACGCCAAAAAATTGCTCTACTAAACAAGTTTACTCAATATCTCACTTTTAATGTGATATATACAGCAATAACCATTTGGGTCAGCATCCCGTTCTAGTTTTTGATTGTAAATAAAAAAAACAAATTACCTAAATTAACAAATTTTTGCATAATTTAACATGATTGACCTAACTGCTTTTTTCGGCTATAACCTGACGAAGAATTAGCCTTCACTCACAGAGTGACGGAAAATGGCCTACAAGCTGGTGATTCATGTATTTTGACTCTTTGTCCAAGTTGCTCTGTCAAATCGAGCGTAAGCCCCTTTTCTTGCGATTTAATCCCACTCCTTTTGATTTCACGGACAAGGATTCAGTCAATGAGATGCAATTCTTTCTTCCTGATGGTGTCACATTTCAAATTTTGCTCAAGGATGAATCTTTGCCTTTGGTTTTGAGTATGTTGCAGTTGTCTGTTTTTTCTGGCGACAACAAAGTCTTCGCATGGGATTGGAAATCATTTATTTCACATGTTCTTGCAAAGACTGGCAAGTTATATTCTATTGAATCATCTGTTGTTGATCTTAAGATTTTAGAAAGTTACAACGGAATCAAGAAATCATGTCCTGAGACATTTGTTGAGTGTTTTAACAGAATAAAGTATTTGGTATCATCTGGTCTATGGAAAGACTGTGAAAATATTTACAAGAAGATTCATTTGCCTTTGATGACAAATGTCATTCCTTATTTGGAAACAGTAGGCATTCTTGACTTGAATGCTGGCAAGAAGGTTCATGCTCATTATGAGATTGATGGTCAGGAGAATGGCAGATTAAGATGTCACAATGCTTTTAAGAATGGTTTTGTGCCACATGCAATGGGATCGGATATCAAGGAGAAGTTGAAGCCTGTCGGCTATGATTCTCTTTTCATGGCTTTTGATTACAAGGGCATGGAAGCGTTTGTTCTTGCCTATTTGAGCAAAGACGAAAGGTTGATGAGTTTTTGTCAGGAAGAGGACATTTATGCTTCTTTGGCAAAGTCATTATTTGGATCGAATTCTGAAAAAATTGATCGTGAATTGGTGAAAAAATGTTTTTTGCCGGTTATATATGGACAGTCGGCCCGTTCTCTTTCTTTGCGTTGCGGAATGGCTGCTGATGTCGCAGAAGGCGTTGTGGAACGAATTAGTTCTTTGTTCAATACTGCGCTTTCATTCGTTGCTGATTGTGAAGAAAAAGTAAAACAAAATGGATTTGCCAAAGATGTTTTTGGTAAAAGAAGAAACAACTTTGAGTTAGGCAAGGAATATTTAGCCAGAAACTTTGCTGTGCAATCACCCGCATCAACGATATGTCTTGAGAAACTTATCAATCTTCATATTTCCATACAAAACTTAAATCAAAGCTTGAAGGATAAGGCTCAAATTTCTTATACTGTTCATGACGGTTATGTTTTGTATGTTACGAAGGATAATTGGAAACAAGTTTACAAGAGAAGTATGGAAGCATTGTGCGGAGAATCCGAGCTTTGTCCCGGTCTGCGACTGAAGGTTTCATGTCGTGGAGGGAGAAACCTGAATGACCTGAAAATGATTAAAGATCGAAAGTGAAGGAAAAAATGATTGAGATTGTTCACAATTTTCCGATAACAGAAGAAGAATTTTTGGACCTTGACAAGAAATTTTCAAAGCTTTGCTGGCATGCTGCTCACGAATTGAAGAAGAAAAACACAAACAATAATTTCATTGATGATCCTGAGGACATTAAACAAGAATTACAAATGAGCATGCTTCGTGCCGGAAGCTATTACAAGAGACAGGTTTATATTGAGAAGTGTCTTGATATTGCTAAGAAGTTCGTCGAGGACAAATTAATTTTGAAGGTTTTATTGGAACTGGAAAATCTTTGGGAAAATAGGACTAGGCATGGTGCCAATAGGCAAAAGTATGGTGCTTTCCAAGAGAATCTTCTTGAAAAGATTATTCGTAATTTTGTGCCGAAGGAAAATAGGCCAAACAAGAATGCGCCTTTGAAAATGGACAGCAAGTTTGTGACTTATTGCAAGGCCATCGTATGGAATGGCCAGAAATCGATGGGCAAGAAGATCACTAGGGAAAAATCAATTCGTAGTGGTATGGTTTCTTTGAGCGAGTTTGAATTTTTGCATTGATATCAATATAATATTTTGAGCGGTATAGTTTGCCATCTAATCGACAATTTATATTTTGTAACTATAATCGATAATAATCCAAATCGGTTGAGAATTATGGTGTGCCGCTCATTTTTTTGAATTTTTTCCTCTCCCACAAAAAAATAAATTGAAAAAAAGCCTATCTTGTTTGCCATTGTTTATGGTAAGATAGTGGCATTATTGCATATGAGGTCTTGGAATGCGTGAACTTACACCAGAAGAACAAGCTCAACTTGAGTCGATGACCGATCCAGAGGTGATCAAGCCTAAGTTTGCGTGGGATGATACATTTCAGCGCAAATTGCTTGCGATGCTTTTAACTGACGAATACATGCTTGTTCAAGCCATGGACAAAGTGAAGCCAGAGTATTTTAGCAATGAAGCTCATACTCTGATCTGCAAGATACTGATTCAACATTTTACCAAGGAAAAGGTCCGTCCTAGCGAGTGGATTATTCAGCAGGAGTTGAATAATTCTTTGAAGGATAGAGACAGAACAATTCAGCTTCATTATGCGGCTGAATTGAAAAGTATTTATGATTACTACACTTCCGGTTTAGACAGTCGTGAATACCTTATTGATAAGGTGACTTACTTTGCTAAGGTTCAAGCAGTAAAGCTGGCATTTCATGCTTCTTTGGAAAAGATGCAAGAGGCACCAGAAGACGAGAAGACTTGGGGTTTTGTATACGAAAAAATGCGCCAAGCCATGCTCATTGATAGAAGTTATGAGCCCGGTCTTGAATACTTCATGAACATCGAAGAGATGTTCAAAAGAATGGAAGATGTGTTCGTAGGCAAAGAGAGGTTTACATCAGGATTTCCATCTATTGATAATGCTCTGACTGGAGGTGGTTTATTTATTGGTCAGATAGCAAGTTGGATTGGTTTGCCCGGTACTGGAAAGTCTCTTGCTCTTGTAAAGGCTGCTGTTGAAAATGTTCTTTTGGGACACAAGGTTCTTTACATCACATTGGAAATGGATGAACTTGGTATTGTTCAGCGTTTTACAAGTCAATTTGCGAAAAAGGACATCAATAACCTTAGGCAGATGAAAGAAGAAATCAAAGAGACGATAGAAGAATTCAAGAAAGACAAAGTTGATCCTAACCTTTTGCATGTCAAACAATTTCCCGGTGGCCAACTTGATGTCAATGGCATCAGAGCATATATGGCACAATTAGAGCTTCGTGGATGGAAGCCAAATGTGCTTATTGTTGACTATGTTGGCGAAATGAAAGATGATCCTTCCGTCAAGAAATATGAATCTGCATATCGTATTCTTCGTGATCTAAGGGGATTTGGTGTTGAAAAAGGACATGTAACATTTACATGTGTGCAGCCAAATCAGACTGCGGCAAAGTTGGAAATTGGGCAATATATTGACGAATCCAATATCGGCACAAGCTTTGACCAGTTCAAGCCATTGGATGCTTTTTGGTCAATTAACCAGCAAGTTCTCGAAAAAGATGCCGAGGTTGGAAGAATTTTTGTCATTAAGCACAGAAATGGTCGATCAAGATTTAGCTTTAAGATTGGATTTGATTATAAGATTGGTACATTGGACATGTTTGAAATTAGCAAGGATACATATCGTGAGCGCATGAACTTAGTACAAGAGAAGAAAGCGGAAGAAGTTACTATGGACAATGTGGGCGATGCTTCATCCGGTGGAAAAAAGCAGCGCAGCAAGAAAGGTTTCAATCCAGAAAACGACACATACGAGGCTTAAAATGGCAAAGTTCAAGGTTTTCGAGAATATTCTCAATGAGTATGTCAATCATCCTACTCAGGTTTTCGTAGAAGAAATTGAGGCTTCTTCTCCAGAAGAAGCAATTCAGTTTATAAGAATGATGCATCCAAACAAGGGAATGTTGACAGTTAACGGTCAGCAATACGAGGGGTAAAAATGGCTAATGAAGCACCTATTGAAAAGGTGTCGGTTGTTGTTCAGGGTCGAAGAATTGTTCTTGACCCTGAAAACATGAAGTATAATGAAAATAATTTGCCTGAATACATGAGCAAGGAATACGGGTGGATAGATTATTTAGGCAAACAGCTTGAGTATGCACAGAAAGAAGTGCTTTTGGCTGAGATTGATGCCGAGTCAGTTTATAGTTCCAAATTCATGGAATCTAAGGACACCGGCAATTCAGACAATTATGCCAAGGCTTATTCCAACAGTCATGTTGATGTTGTTGCTGCCAAAAAAAATGTTGTCGAGCGCAAAGAAGCTGTTGGTCATTTGAGGGCACATCTTGCTGCTTGGAGCAAGAATCATGAAAATGCCCAGAACAGAGGTCATACAATCAGAGCCGAAATGAAGGTTTTGAATCGTGACATTTATGAAACACCAGAAGAAAACAAAAGTGTTTCTTTTGAGGAATATCTTAAATCAAATTGACAATTATTTCCATTTTTGTCACAATCTTTCATACGCAACTGACAACCATGGAAGGGGTTAAAAATGTCTGAATCCACTATACGCTGGCTTCGTCAAAGTGACTTAGAACAAATAGTAGAGATTGAAGAACAGACATTTCCCCATCCTTGGGATATGCAAGATTTTGAAATTTGTCTTAGAAAGAAAAATGCATTTGGAGTTGTGCAGATTCTTGATGAAAAAGTCATAGGTTATATGATTTTTCAATGCACATCCAAGTCATATAACATACTCAGCATTGCCGTTGATCCAAAACATCAAAAATGTGGAAATGGCAGGAAAATGATTGAATATGTTAAAAATAAAATAAGAGCATCAACTGAAGGTCCAAAAAATCAAATTATTTTGATTGTAAGTGATCAAAACCTTGTTTGTCATAAATTCTTGAAGTCTCTTGATTTTGTTGCCACTAAAATAAACAAAGACTATTTTGGACCAGATCATGATGCTTATCATTTTGTCATGGACATGAGAGATCAGAAGAAGATTAAAGTAAAAAAAAAGGGAAGGACTGGTAAGGTAAAAGATGTCGATAAAATGGAATAAGTGGTTTTTGGGTCTAGCCGAATACATTTCGACAGCATCTAAAGACCCAAGCACCAAGGTTGGAGCGGTAATTGTCGATGATGATAGAAGAGTTGTTTCAACTGGTTACAATGGCTTTCCAAGAGGCATACAGGACACCGAAGAAAGGCTCAACAACCGTGATTTGAAATATTCCATTATTGTTCATGCTGAGAGGAATGCTCTTCTTTTCGCAAGGGGATCAGTCAAGGGATGCACAATATATACTTATCCAATGATGCCATGTTCAGTTTGTGCTTCGATGATAATTCAATCTGGAATCAAGAAGGTAGTTTCTCCAAATAGCGACAATCCAAGATGGAAGGATCATATAGAGCTTTCTTTGGTTCTTTTTAGGGAAGCGGGAGTCGAAGTGGAATTCGTTGACTAACAAGACCATATTTTCATTTGTTTTTCGTATTTAACAATTTGTTTGCAGTAGAAATTAATTACTTGTTTTTTCAAGATGTTTTTCCATTCATTTCTTCCAATTTGTGTTGTTATGATTGGCTTGTTTTTATTTGATATTTGAATTTGCCCATAACCTAAGGCACCGATGCTTAGGCAATTCCAGTCTAATTCCCAAATTGGAATAATTTTAATTTCTGCTATTTCTACTTTTCCTTCTTTTCTTTTGTAATCAATAAATATGTAATTTAATGTTAGTTCTTCATCCTTGAGTAATTTTATCAGTCTTTTGACTGAAATTAAATTAGGCATAGAAAAGCCTGATTCGTTGATGTGATGCGACTTTATGTCGAATAAGTGTTTGATTTTATCAACAGAGATGGAAAAGTCGTCTACTGATTTTTTACTTTTTGATTTGGTGAATTGGGCCTGATATTGATTTGAGATTATTTTTGATGAAAGGTGTTCAATCATATCTCCGACAGCACGATGAGAAAGAGATTCATCTGCCATAAAAGGAAGAAGATGAGAATGCAATAAGTTTTGTATGTCTTGATTCAAATTCATCAAATAATCCATCTTTTTTTAATTTTAAGTTTTATGATTCATGAATTCCAGTTTTTTGGTTTTTTCAACAACTTTTTTGAATGATTGCATGATTTGTTGGCTTGTTAATTCAGTCATGCATGGTTTGACATTTTGCTTTGATTTTGGGCATTGTATAAACATGAAGCATGGTCCGCATTCCCAGTCGCCATTGTCTTTGTGTTTTTGAACAAGTTCAAAATCAAAGTATTTGCCGTAAACTTTTCCATTTGTGAAAGAGAAAATACCAACTAGAGGTTTTTTCAATGCTCCTGCTATGTGGAATGTTCCTGTGTCGATTGAAATTACATATTCTGCTGCTTCAACAAGACCTACCCAAGACTCTAATTCGATGTTTATAAATTGTGGTATATTCATCATTTGGAATATTTCGATTGATGAATCATGAATTGTAAAAACAAAATATCCTTCTTCTTGTAGAAGCTTACATGTTTCGTAAATTTGTTGATCTGTAAGGCTTTTTGCTTGTCCGAATTCACAAGTTGTTGATTTGGTGACGAATAATACAGTTGGGAGTTTTTTATCGTTAATTGAATTGAGTGCTTCTTTATATATTTCAATATTTTTTGCTTGAAGGTGACATTTGTGATTGTTCAGTTTTACTCCACAATGTCTTGCCCATATATCGCTTCTGTGTAGAGTATTTGATCCTAAGTGCATGCTTTCGTG